GCGACGTGCTCCGCGTGCTCGACCGACACGCAAAATGCAATCGCCCGCTTGCCGCGGGCCAGCTTCTGATAGTGCGTGACCGCATCGCCCGTGATCGACGGCTTGTTCATTGCCGCGGCCAGATCGCCCCGAACGAAATCGCCCATTCTCGACTGCACGCTCGATAGATCGACTCCGGCCGGCGCAAAAAGCCGGTAGGGCGACAGCGCGCCTTGCTCAATCAACTCGCGCACGGTTGGGCCTTGCACCATGACCTCAAACAAGTCGCCCAGGCCCTCGCCGGACAGCCGGATCGGCGTGGCCGTCACGCCCAGCAGGCGCGCGTCCGGGTAGCTCGTGATCACAGACCCCCACGTGGACTTCGAGATCGCGTGATGAGCCTCATCGACAATGATCAAATCGGGGTCTTCGTACCGATCGAGCCGGCGCGCCAGCGTGAACACCGATGCAACCTGAACCTGCTGACGACGATCGCCCAGGAACCGCGGAGCAATCATGCCGTGCGGCACGCCGAACTGGCGCAGCGTTCGACTGATCTGCTCAAGCAATTCGACCCGGTGCGCCAGAATCCAGACTCGCAGGCCCTTTGCCTTCGCGGCCCCGGCCATGTAGCTGAAGCAGATTGTCTTGCCGCCGCCGGTCGGCAGAATGAGCAACTGCCGCCGCTGACCAGCAATAAAATTGGCCCGGGTCCGCTTGACAAGATCCGCCTGGTAGGTTCGCAGCGTGACGGTCACGCATCAGCCCCCGTCACCACAAAACCAAGCTCGACGGCAATGTGATGCTCAAGTCGCGCGCCCTTCGACTTCGACCAGCCCGGCAGCATGTGAATTGCAGTGCAGGCCGTCAGCAGCCTGATGTCCCTGCGTAGGTACTGGTGCCATTCAAAACCCGGCACCTCCCCGAAATCGGCTGGATTGACAACTGCGTGGCCCGCGGCACGCAATCGCGCGGCCTCGGACATGAACGCGGGGTAGTTGAAATCGGGCAGCCCCGTCATCGGCCCAGACAAATAGACCATGACTCAGATCCGATCGCCGGCGATAAGTTCGTCTGCGGTCAGGGTGATGCCGTGCTCCTGCGCCAGTTCAAGCAACCGGGCCTGCGACATCGACGGCACCCGGCCGGCGAGCCCGCCCTTGTCGGCCGGCATGCGCCAGCGGTGAATCGTGCTGGGGTCTTTGCCCAGCATGCGAGCGAGCGCGCGCACGCCTCCGAAACGAAAAATCACAATGTCAGCCGGTCTCATGTCACATCCTTGGGTTTGAGAATTACGCAAGTATGCACTATTCTCACGACAAGGGTGTGCTTCAGATCACAACACTGATCAGCGCGCCTCGAAATACAGGCCGACGTTCGAGACAGCGTAGCCCATGAATGCCAGCGCCAAGCCCGGCTTACCGGACAACCACAAATTTACGGCAATGAAGGCGTAGACGACGCCGACGACGGCAATTAAGGTCGCGCTCACTCGCTTACTTCTTTTTGGCTGTTTTCGCCGAGTTCACAAAATCTGCCTTGCTCGGTGCGTTCTTACTGCCAACCTTGTTCATCTTCTCGCCCGAGCCGGCTGCAATACGCGCCTGCTTGGCATTGATGTTTGCGTACAGGCCTTGGCCACCAGATTTTTTCATCAAAAACTCCGCTTGTAAAAAATTAGACTTCCAATACCTCACCTCGAAATTCTACCAAGCCCTCGCTCACCACGCTGACAACCTCCGGCCACAGCAACCGGCCCTTGTGCCAGGTCATTACGACATAGCCCGATCGCCAGTCCGCGGGGCTGTCCTCTTTGTAGTCGAACGCCTGCCATTCTGGCTCTGCAAGCATGCCGGTATCGACCCCATAAACCGTTGGCTTGTGCGAGTAACTTGACAGCGGCATCGCTTTTAAGCTATGGAGGTGCCCGGTCACAAAATTTAGGCCGAGCGAATTTTTTACATTGTTAGCAGGGGCATACATTCCCCCTCGAAAACGATGCTTGATGACCGTGTTGTCATTGATCCACAGCGACCAGGCAAAGTCCCATTTTGGGAACAGCCGTCTGAGGTCCATCGAGTCCATGTCAGCTAGCGCCGGGGCAGCACTTTGTATATACGAGTGCAACCGAATGTCGTGATTGCCCAGCGTCCAGATGCGCCGCGCTCCGCGCGGTGCCGCCAGGGCGATCTCTTCCATCCTTTCGTCAACGGCGCGCAATTCCTCAGCCGGTGTTGGCGGCGACGATCCAAACATTTTCGGCCATCGGCTGATGCCCGCGCCGTCGAATGCATCGCCGTTGCAGATGATCGCGGTTGGCTTTAGCTCGGGAAGCATTTTCAGCAGCGCGCGGTTTGCCGTGCTGATGCAACCCGGCTGAAAATGCGCGTCCGAAAACACAACAATCCTGCCGTTCTCAATGTCCATTTTTAGCCGGCCGACAGTCTCGTGCGCGACAGCGACCGCGGCATGCTTGGCGTGACTTGCGCTGGCCAGCGGCGGCACGCCGATGCTTCTCATTCGAATCTGCATTGCCCGGACGCTCATGCCAAACTGCTTCGCGAGCTGAGTCGGCGACGTGGTCGTCCGCATCGCCTCAAAAAGTTCTTCGTCCTGCACTTTGCGAGCGGCCATTAAGCCTCCAGGCGGCCGCTGACGGCGAGATATTCGATCGATTCAATCATGCCACGAGGGATCTCAGTAACATGCGCGTGCCCGCCTTCCGTGCGCGTGGCAACCAACTGGCACCAGTCGTCGCCCAAATGCGTCAACCAGCCAACAGTCACGCAGCGCAGGTGCGAGCGGCCCTTTGGAACCGCGGGCCGGTCACCCTCTTGCCAATGCGGCACCAAACTCATTGCTGCATCGACCCAAGTAACAACGACCATTCGCGCGGGCTTACTTTTGGGCGCCGGCATTCAGATTGTCCTGTCAAAAACGAGTCGAAAATACAGGCAAAAAGCGAGCTTGACACTAGCGCACAAATGTTGCACTGATCTGACGGCCGCCGCAATTCCAAAAAATCAGGAATCTTTGCCAATCTACCCGTTGCGTTTATCGAACGACTCAGGCATAGTTTGGTCATGCGCTGCAGCCCGCGGCGCAAAACAGGAGAGGCAAAGCATGGACGACACCGACATCGAGATCGACGAACCCGACCAAGACCAGGCCGACACCAACCTTGGCCCGGACATCTGCGGCACCTGCAGCGGCACCGGCGAGGGCCGCTGGCCGGGCTCAAGCTGCCGCACCTGCCACGGCACCGGAGAGATCTGATGGCAGTCGAGATCATCACCCCGCGCGACGAAGCGCACTGGCTCGAAATGCGAAAGCAGGACGTCACGAGCACCGAGTCGGCCGCGCTGTTCGGTATGAGCCCCTACATTACCCACTACGACCTCTGGCACCGCAAGCGGTCCGGTGTCACGCCTGAGTTTGTGGTCACCGATCGCATGAAGTGGGGCAACCGCCTTGAGTCAGCCATTGCCCACGGGATTGCCGAGGAGCAGGGCTGGAAGATCGCGCCGATGAAGGACTACATGCGCTTGGTCGGCGTTCGCGCCGGGTCGTCGTTCGACTTTGTGATCACGAGCTTGGGCGAGCCCGCCCACCTTGAGGTCAAGAACGTCGACTACTTTGCATTCCGCGAAGGCTGGATCGAGCACGACGACGGCACGATCGAGGCTCCCGAGCATATTGAGATGCAGGTGCAGCACCAGATGATGGTGTCTGGATTTAAGCGGGCGTTCATCGGCGCCTTCATTGCCGGCAACCGCGGTGTTGTGATTGAGCGGGAGCGCGATGAGGGCGTGATCGCGTCGATCAAGAACAAGATCGCTGAGTTCTGGGCAAGCATACATCTCAACATTGAGCCATCCCCGGTCATGCCCGGCGATGCCGAGGCGGTCATTCGTCTCAATCAGTACGCAAAACCGGGCAAGGTGCTGGACGCGACCACCGACCCAGACATCACCGAACTGGTGCGACAGTACAAAGCCGCATCAGTGCTTGAGAAGCACGCTTCAGAGGACAAGGAAACCGCCAAGGCCTACCTGCTTGAGGCGATCGGAGACGCAGAGAAAGTCCTGCTTGCGGACTGGACGATCAGCGCCAGCTTGCAGGCCGAAACACCAGGCACACTCATTACCGCCGACATGGTCGGCGATTCTTACGGAGGCCGGAAAGGCTTCCGTGCCCTTCGCATCAATCCCAAAAGAGGAGCAGCAAAATGAAAGTGGAACTGAAAGGCAAGGCATACTTGGGCGCCTACATGACGCTCGCTGAGGTTCAGAACGGCAATTGCATGCCCTACATTTCACCCGGGCGGTCTTCGTATTTCGAAGGGCAGGGTTACCCTTGCATCGGCGACGTCACGATCGTGCTTGACCTCGACCCCGAGGATCAGATTGTCGCCAGCCAGCGCGAGGCGCTGCAGGCAAGCCTTGTAGTGGCGCGCGTTGAATACGAGAAACAGGTCAACGCCACCCTTGCCGCCATCGGCAAGCTCTAAACCACACCACAGGAACACATCACATGAGCACCACCGCAGTCACCGTCGTCGAGCAGGTCCGCACCCAACTCACCGCGATGCAACCGCAGTTCGCCGCGGCCCTCCCAAAACACGTCAGCGCCGAGCGATTTGTCCGCGTCGTCATGACGGCCATCCAGACATCGCCAAGCCTGCTCGAGGCCGACCGCCGCACCTTGTTTGCCAGCGCCACCAAGGCCGCCCAGATGGGCCTGCTGCCCGATGGCCGCGAGGGGGCGATTGTCGTGTTCAAAGGCCAGGCCCAGTGGATGCCGATGGTTGCGGGCATCATGAAGTTGGTTCGCAACAGCGGCGAGATCTCGACCTGGAGCGTCCAGGCGGTCTACCAGAACGACACCTTTGACTTTTGCCTCGGCGACGACGAGCACATCACGCACAAGCCGGCGCTCTCAAAGCGAGGTGACCTTATCGCGGTCTACTCAATCGTGACTATGAAGGACGGCGAGAAGTCACGCGAGGTCATGTCGGTCGAGGACGTCAACTCGATCCGCGCGCGCAGCCGGTCGGGAGGCTCCGGACCTTGGGTCTCCGACTTTGCCGAGATGGCGAAAAAGACGGTCGTGCGCCGGCACAGCAAGCGCCTGCCGATGAGCACCGACCTTGACGACGCGATGCAATCGGACGACGAACTGTTTATGCCCGAGCCGCAGCCGGCTGAGCCCGGCCAGCCCGAGGCAAAACCGGCAGGCTCCAGGCGCGCCAGCAGGCTGCAGAAGGTCGTGGATCAGGCGCCGGCACCGGACGACGCCGGCGTGATCGACATGGACCCTGGCGCCGGCATGGACCCGGGCGACGACAGCGACCCCGACGCTGACCGCTCCGACAGCCCGATCTGATGAACTCGCCGCCCTTTGAATTGCTCACCCCGCAGCAGGTCGCCGATCTGCTGCAGGTGACGACTGACACCCTCGAAGGCTGGCGGGCAAAGCGCATCGGCCCGGCCTGGATCAAGTTGGGCGATGGCCTTCGAAGCCCGGTGCGTTACTACCGCCAGGACGTCAACGACTACCTCAAAACGAGAAAAGCATGAACACGCGAAAATTCCCCCGGACTATTAAGGAGGCCTTCGGGCCGCATAGCTGCCAAGAGGTCGAGCCTTCTGACCCTCCGTTGTCATTTGGAGACAAGGTGGTGATGGCCGCTTGCTTGGTCTGCTACGTGTTTGTGATCTGGCGGCTGGTGATTGAATTTAACTCGTAACAAAAATGCCCGCGCCTCTTCACCCAAGCAAAATCTTAATCCTTCGGGTCTTGGGCCAGCACGGCGAGCAGACGTCGGCCCAGGTCAGCGCCCACATGCCAGGATTGACCGCTAAAGGAATACACAAGGCGCTGGTCGAAATGGCCCGATGGGGATACGTGAGCCGGCGAACGATCAAAGAATCCTCAACCCCTCAACTTATTTTCTGGAAAGCAAGATGAACTATTTCAAATGCCTTGAGATTGAACAGCAGGCCGAGCCGGTGGCTGAGGCGGGCGACGATGATTTGCCTGATCGGCTGCTACAGATTCACCGCACCGCCGCATCAGAAGCCGTCTCCAAATGGCAGGCCGAGCAGGTCAGGCCGGCGCGAGTACGCTGGGACAGGCCGTGCTACAAATGCAAATCACGTCATTGCGATAGATTGTGCCAGCAAGCCGAGCCGGTCTCGTGGGCTGGGCTGACAGATGAGAAATTCGACGCCTTGTGCGAAAAAAACGGCTTTGGCGCTGTAGCGCGCGGCGAGTTTCCGCTGGTTCCCCGAAAAATGCTGAAGACTCTGGTTGATGCTGCACTGTCCCAGCAGGCCGAAAATGACCCGATCGTGCAGCAGCATAGTCTTTTGCGATACGCGCTGTATGGCGTGGCGCCAAAGCAGCAGCAGGCCGAGCCGGTGGTGGTGCAGGCCAAGCCGGTGGTCTGGGATCCGCAGTGCCCGCTTTGCGGCGTGGGTGACGGCGGTAAGGCGATGGGCTACGTCTGCCCGCGTGGCGACTG